TCTTGAGATCAAGTCTTACACTAGCAGCATAAAGGAGAGCTGTTCCGCCAGTAGTTACTTTAGCTGGACCATATCCGCCAATCTTCATAGTGTAATGGTTTGTGCATAGTAAAGCAATGTTGTATTTTTCTATTCTTCTAGCGTACTTTCTAAAGAAGCTTCTAAGCTCTCTAGCTTTGTATCCCATGTCGGCTCCGCCTTCGGGGTCCATTTCTTTTGTAGTAGAAGCTAGAGCTATAGAGTCTATAATCATTAGAATTTTTTTGTTACCTTGTTTATTAGCGATGATAGTGTTAAGAACTTCTTCACAAACTATTTTCAGTTGCTCTACAGTATCAATAGATTGGTAAAGAATTTTGTCGGGAGCTACTCCTAAGAATTTAACAAACTCGATGTTCATAGCAGCTTCTGTATCGAAATAAATAATGAGATCAATCTCTGGATCTTTCATCGCTATTTCACACAAAAGAGTTTTTCCCGTACTTGGATCACCGGCCATTTCTATAATACGACCGACTGGATAACCTCCATTTATATCTCCAGAGATGACCCAGTTTAAAGCGTATATTCCAGTACTAATCCAACCACGAGGCTTCCCATACTCAGCTTCTTCTGTAAGTTGAACCATAGGATTGTCTTTCGCAAAATCTTTCTTATTGATATTTTCTAATAAGCTCTTTTCGAGCACAGTTAACTCTCTGTCCATATTAACTCCTAAGAATTATTTAATCTCAGCAAGTAATTCAATTTGTTTCAAATATGCAGAATAGTCAAAGTTTACTGTATGAGGTTCATCATCATAGATAGAAAATATTCTCAATTCTTTTATGAGTTGATCTACAATGTTCTTTATTTGAGGATACATTCGTGTTAATGAATCATAAGCTAAAATATCTAACTTCTTTTTGTTCTCTATGCTATCAACTATACTTCTCAACAAAACTATATAATCTTTTTCTTGTGAAGTTTGAGTCCCAATTATTTTCTGAAAAGTCTTAGTTGCTTCTTTTAATGTTTCAATAAGCTTCTCGGGTGCTTTCCATTTTCTTTTAGCCATAGAGATTCCCGAAAGGATTATCATCTGAAGTCACGTTGCCCACGATGTCTATTACTGGCTTTACAGAAATTCCTCCAGTGGGCTTGGGAGCGATATGAGTAAATGTTGGTTGCGGCTGCGGTGTAGGTTGCGGCGTAGGATTCGGAACAATTGGAACTGGAGTAATTGTAATTGAAGAAGAACCTGTTTTCATATATGTTTTAGGCTTAGATAACATAGAAGCAAAATCAAGATTTTCAATTACATCATCTATCGGTAAAGTGAATGTTTTAGTTGTGCGAATATTTTTTAATGCGACTGCTTGTCCGATCACTCCTATAACTAAAAAAGCTCGAGAGTCTTTTGGATCTTTTGAAACTATTTTTAAATAATCTTCTTTAAGGATAATCCTTCCACCTATTTTTAATTCCATTACCACTCCTTAAAATATCTTCTTTTGTCCGATATACCAACCATCTGGCTGTTCGGTTAGATCCATTGCAGCAGCAATTTTAAATATCTTTACTCCATTAGTTTTAGTCCTAAAAGCTATGTATTCTTGATTGAATATAAGATTATAACCGTTCTGCTTCATAGCTTTAATGAGAACCATTAAATCTGTCTTAGTTTTATCATTATTTATATAAAGCTTTTTATACTGAGAAGATGGTTTGCCAAGATTCACTAAACTTTTCATATCTTGATGAAGTTTCCAATCATTCTCGTCAAACTCATTAGTTTTAGGAGTGATTTCGGCTATCCACATGGGATGATTCTTGCCGTTTATTTTTAGATTATAGTTGTTTCTGTCTTTATAGAAAACGTGAGGCTCAGATTTACGCCACCCATTGGTAAGTAACTGTTTGACAACTTCCATTAAGTTGCTACTGACTATGAACGTTTTAGTAAGAACGGTCTTTTCCATTTGAAATTATCTTTGACTCCTCAGCTTAATTCTAAGCTAGAAGTAGCGTCTTTCTCTTTTACCACATTAATAACTTTGCAATCTAAATTTTCTTTGATGAGATTTCTATGGTCAATCACAAAAATACTTAATCCTCTATTTTCAAGTTCACTCAATAGATCTAAAGTTCCTGCTGTCCTAACTTCGTCTAAATAGTTTGACAATATTTCATCTAAGACAATAATATTTATATTATCGGGCATTTTTAACCTAACTATTTCATAGAGAGCGAAAACTAAACTTATTTCAACTGACCTTTTTTCTCCTCCGCTTAAGAGACCAAAAGTTATCTCCTCTCCATCTTTAATTATTGTTTCTTCTAGCTCGTTATCTAAATTATAGTTAATGTCATCATAACCGAAAAAGCTCAGATAATAATTTATATATTTGTCTAGTGACGGCAATATATGATTTACACAAAAAGACTTCATAGAGCTGGGTGAATTTCCTAAAGCTTCTCTCCACCAATCAAAACCACCTCTTTCTCCTTCGAGTTTTTTTATTTTCTTCTTTAAGTTTCTAGCCTGTTCTTCTATTTCTGCAATCTTAACTTGAGTATTTTTGATATACTCGTCTTCTTCAATTTGTTGTACGATTTGCGAAGATAAAACATTGATTTCAGATTCTATGCTAGTTATTTTTTCTCTTAAATGTTGAATCTCTTCATCGCTGAATTTCGAAAGAATTGATTCTTTGAGAGCGACTATTTCATTAGTCTTAGAATTTATCTCCTCTCTATGTTGGTCAATTTTTAGTTTCAAATTTTTCGAGTTTTCTTCTTGAGTCACTAAGCTATTTTTAGCTTCATCTCTTTCAGTTATCTTCTTTTGGAGATAATCTTGAAAGACTTCTTCTTTTATTTTAGGGTTATCACAAACAGGGCAATTCTTGGGCTTCTTGTTGATTTCTTCTATTTCTTTTTCTTTTTCTGCAACTTTTCTTTTCAATTTTTGTATATCACTAGAAGAATCAAAGAAGCTACTTTCGTATTGTTCTTTGATTTTTACTAGAGTTTCTTTTTCTTTAAGTTTTTTTCTTAACTCTTCGCGTTTTGATAGTTCTTCATTAGGGTTGATCTTCTTCCGTTCTTCTAATTCTCTCTTCAAAGACTCTATACGATTTTTCTTATTTGCTTCTTCGGTTTCCCACTTTTCTACGTACTTCAATAGATTACTAGTTAGAGTTGTGGTAGTGTCTTTTTTGTCTCTATAACTATTTTGTTGATTTTCTATTTCTGGATTTATTATTCGAAGCGTTTCTCTGACAACTTTACTATACTTAGAAATAAATTCATACATGAGAAGACTTTCGATTATTTTTCTTCTCTCAATCGGATCATTTTCTGCAAAGCCAACCATCTTCTCTTGTGATAGAACAATAGATAGAATAAAAGATTTAAAACTAATTTTGATAATAGACTCAATGAGAGACTGAGTGTCTTTCATTTTTTCAGAAGATATATCTACGTTATTTTTAAGTAAAAATATCTTATTGCCAAATTCATCGTGTAATCGATATCTTTTCACTACGTAGTTGTCTCGGTTAATGTCAAAAGAAATTTCTACAAAACAATTCTTTTTCTTTCGATTATTAACAACTTGCTCAGCTTTAGCTTTTTTAGTAGTTTGACCAAAGAGGCTATAAACTACAGACTCTACAATTGCTGTAGAGTTGTGGCTCAGAATACCGTTACTAAAGTAACTACTAGTATCTTCAATTTGTATGTCATAACAAAAGTCTTTTTTATAAAGTTTAGTTATTTTTTTTATTTTTGAAAACATTTTAAATCCAATAACCCCTCTTGGAGCATTTGCTTTCTTATAATCACTACCATAAAACCTTTATGGCCAAATTCTTTAGCATAGGATTTTGCAGCATCTATTTTTGCTTGGGCCAAAGTTTTAATAGTCCATCTAGATTTTATTTCTATTAAATAATTAGCAACTATAAAATCACAAAAATAAGTGCGTAAGACTTTCTCCTCAGAATCATAATATAGTATTTTAGGACCTCTAGAAATATTTAGTCCTGCCTCAATGCACCTTTCTATAAAAAATTTTTCATAAGAACTATCATATCTTAGTCCAGATTTTTCTTCTATACCTTTAAATGACCCATTCAATCTCTTCTCGGTTATTTTATTTCTATCCTCTATTGGCCTAGAAAACCACGTAATACGCTTCTTATTACAGATAATTTCTTTTTCTTTGTAACTCTTTTTAAGATTTATATTTTTCAATTCATTTTTGTTATATAGAATTCTAGCTTCCCGAAATTTTTCTCTTAAACTTTTGCCTTCCTCTGAAGACCAGAAGTTTAAATTTTTTTCTTTTATAACTGTTTTATTTAAATTGCTAAGTGTAGACGATCTCGAACAATTTGAACATATATTTTTATTCTGTTCTTTTTTTAATTTCCAGACACGATACGGAATTATATTCGCTCGCCCACACAAGCTACAAATTACTCTCACTTTAGATCTTCTTGGACTTATCAATCTTTCATTTTTTGTATCCCACCATCCGATATATTCATCATCTCTAAAAACGATGTCACTTTTATTTATACTCCAACGTCTCAATATTTTATTCAAGACGCCGGGATTTTTATAACATTCATCTAAGTTGTTCTCTTTCATAGATGACTCCTACTATGATACTCCATTAGTGTAGTTATCTTGTTAGAACCTCATCAGTTTCTTCGAGTTCTTTTATCTTTACCCACCCTCTTCTAGTAAAAACTCTATGGTCTCCAGATGCAACAATTTTATGTCCATCTAAAGTTTCTAATTCATATAGTTCTTCTTGGTCAGTTACCCAAAAGAATTTAACTTCTTGCCAAGTATCGTCGACGGATAAAACGTGTAAGTCGCTATCCGGATAGTATAAATATCCCGGTTTAGTGTCGGGAACTAATTCTTGTATTTCAATTTCACCAAGTTCTTTAGTGATGACTTTAGTCCCGCGATAAACGCATTTCCCGCTACCATTACTCCCACCATCTCTTCTATTGTTACCAGTTATTAGAGTGATGCCAGGCTCAGAAAGAGAAATAGTATAAACTTCATCTCCGTAGCTCATGAAGTTTTTAAATTTCACGTAGTTAAATTTCATTCAGCTCGAACTCCGTCATCTTATTAGCGAATTCTTCTATTTTGTCGAAGTATTTTAGAAGATATTCTTTTTCAAAAGGTAAACTAGAGAAATTATTTAGATAGGCTATAGCAACATCTATGGGATTGCTTCCTAAATCTTTGTCGTAATATTTCTCTATTTCTTTAACATCTTCAGGGGGAATTATATCTACGCTGATAGCACCAGACTCAAAAAGTAAATCTCTTAATTTGTTTTTATTGATTTTATCATTTATCAATTTGACTTTTATGAAATTACCCTGAGAATCAAAAGTTGCTATATCTGCTAGTTTTTTAATTGTGACTATTTTATACTGTGGAGAATCTTTATATTCTACAAATTCCCATGTTATATCATCTACGTCTAACAAAACAAAACCATGCTCTTGATTTCTTTCAGCAAAGCTAGTTTGATATGGACTTCCCACATATACAACATTGTCTTTGAGTTGATGTTTATGGTAATGGCCAGAGATTACTAAATCGAAATCTTTGAAGTCTTCGAGATTAAAACCAGTAGTTGATCTAAAGCCGTTAGGCATGATGAATCCGATTATGTCAACATGAGCTATGAGAACATTTTTCTTCTCTTCAGCTAAAATGAAATTTTCAAACATGTTTTTAGTATAACTCAAAAAATGGATTCTCGTTTTTTCAAAATCGATAAAATAATAATCAGGTATTATTTTAGAATAATCACTGAAAGTGAACATGATTGAATTCATCGTATTATTCGGGTTAGCCATATCGTGGTTGCCGATAAGACTGTATTGTTTGATCTTATTTTTGTATATGTCTTTTATTCTCAACCACGCTTGTATTACGTGAGGAGCATATGCCCTTGCCTTAGTGTGAAAGAAGTCTCCCGCATTTACTATTGTATCGATGTTGTTAGATAGACAATAATCTTTAAGGTGAGTCAGAAAATTAAGAGCCGTCTCGGAATTGACTAAAAGTTTATGATGATTATAAAGGTGGAGATCAGAATATATAGCAACTTTTTTCATATAATGAAAGTATGCTTACCTTCTCGGTATGTTTGGTCTCGGCCTATTTAAAGAGCTGAACTTTTGAGGTCGAGGAAAAGATCTTGGAGTTGAAGGTGACGGAACCTTCTGAGTTGTTTTATCAATAGCTTCTTTTTCTTGTGTCTTAATATCTATAATGACATCTACAATAAACTTTCTATCTTCTGTGGGCATACAACCCACATCGTAGAAGTTTATAGCTCCTTGAGAAATATATGCTATTCTAAACTGTTCTTCGAGAAGTGCTCTATATCGACGCTGATTCCTATCCGCGTCTAGATCGACGAAAAAAGTTACGTCCTAATGGAACGTTGAATTCAAGTTCACCGCTACATCTGGGACAAAAAATATGTCGAACTTGTTTAATTCCACAATCTTTTTCTCGTAATGTATCTCTAAAGTGATCGGCGTCTCCAGCTACCATGTTGTTGATAAAATCTGCTTTGTCGCGAGGTGAAAGAATTTCGCCTTGATCAGTAGTAACTTTGTCTATTAGTAGCACGAGTGATTCATCCACGTCATCATCAACTTGATTGAAAGCTTTAATTTCTCGAGCTTTTTCCATCAATACAGACTCGTCTCTGCCCCTCATATAATGAGCTTCTACTAAGAAATTTGAAATTGGGAGCTTAGTCATAATGGGCTCAAGAGAGTCTTCTGAAGAGGTCCATTCTTTTATAGGAAGTTTGTCGATTTCGATAGTTTGCTGGAAATTAGTGCCACAGTGATAACATCTTACGTCGAAATCGTAATCTAGACCATAAGACATACCTCGAAGATAAAACAAGAGATACAATCTATCGCTAGATAATAAATCATAAGAGCTGATGTCAGACTTGATGCAATTTTCTAGAATCATGTCTAGAGCTTTGCCCTGTTGAACGAGTCGATCTGTAGTTAAGATTTTCTCTTCGTTCAAAGTCATTTGACGGATTTTGATTATTCCCTTAGCTACATCTTCGTCGTTAGTAAAGCCCTTATATAAGTGACCATGAGAAGGCACTTCTACAGGAACTGGCTCTGGCTCGAATCTAGATTTCGGTTTTTGTGGAACAAAAGAAGGTTTAGGCTGAGCTTCCACTTTGCTTTTTCCAACTGAACCAATTGGATGCCCAGCCTTCAATTTTTCTTCAGATTTTTGTTTATTAATAGGAACTGGTATATCAATCTCATTAGCTTTTTCTGGCATATTCACCCCTTTAAAGATAGTTTATATTAAATTAGCAACTATCTTAAAAACTTGCATTATTAACAATAAGAATTATGCATTATCTAATAGTTGACCAAGATCCTCCAGCTCCACCCGTATCAGCATTAGTATGCAAATTAGCAAAGTCATACACAATCTCTGCTGTCACTCTAAGAGCCTCTGTTGATTCATAAGATAGCTCTCCAGCTGACATATTGTTTGGGAAGCAACCGAATAAATCCCAAGCTTCAATAATCTCTATGTTTGTGCTAGCTTCTTTTGTGCCTCCAGTACTAGTTTGACCGGGGCCAAGAAGAATAAGAGAAGCATCTACTTTATAGGTAGCTGCATATCCCATAGTGCCATTTAGCACATCATAAACCGTCTGCATCCATCTCCACATGATTTGTGATGCTGAACCTTGTCCAGAATCAAAATCATAGAACGTAACAGTAATCGGCTCCCAAGTTGGGTTCTGAGCAAATTTCCATTTCTCATTCAGCCTTGAGATTTCTCCCATGTTAACGTTTAAAGTTGGTCTAGAAGCAGATAATAGGTCTATGGCTAGAGACTCTGCCGCATCAGATGCACCGTTAGAAAGCTGACTTCCAACTACATTACCAGCAGCTGCTGGATATGGAACAGTCTCAAACTTTAAGACCCAACGGTTCGCCCTCTTTGGCTCTCTTTTCCCGGATATGGCTGAGGATAAGCTAATTGCCATGTTTTATTCCTCCACGTTTTTTAAGTGATTCAGAAATTTTTTGTCTAGTCTCTTTTGAGTGAGTTTTACCAAACATAGGATTATTCTCGCCGCTCAAAGATTTTGACATTTTTATTTTTGACTCCGCTGTATGTCTTTTACCATATAGAGGGTGTTTATCTCCAACTCTACCATAACATGGAGCCATCTCCCCAGTCATTCCAAACATGGGGTACCCATACATTATATATCTTTTGCTTAGCAAAATTAAATTCTAATTTTCTGAGCAGCATAAGCTGCTAAAGATTAAGCTTCAGCGGCCAATGCACCAGTTCTTTGAATAGTAAGATCGATAAAGATTCTCTCTGCTACTCTCGTTGGCTGAATAAAAATCTTACCATACATAACTCCAGCATCAACTCTATCAGCAGTATTAGTTGAAGCATCAAAGACTACTGAGTAGGCTTGTAAGCCGCCTCTTTCTTGAATGTTGCTCAAGAATGAAGAAATTTCTCTAGCAATGCTTGCCCAAGTAGATGCTTGGTTCAAAGTGAAGAGATATCTCTTTCCAATCTTCTCTACGTTTCTCTTTACAAAATTAACTAATCTTCTGACGTTAATTCTGTTTGTAGATTTATCCTGCTTTAAGCATGTTTTTTGTCCGTAGATAATAATTCCCTCGGTAGGGAACTGAACTATAGGGTTGACACATGCTGGATCGGTGTCGTTATAGAGGAACTCTCTCTGAGCTTGCGACGGCTTAGAATAAGATGAAATAGAGTTAACAATTCCCCTTTCGGGTCCTGCAGGAGCTTCCCATAATTCAAAATTTCTTTCTGTTCGAGCCATAGCGATAGCTTCATAAATAGAAGGTGGAAGATCTACATATTGTTGATTATATGCATCGAAGTCTCGTTGCCAGTCCCAAGCGATAACTGAATAGCTAGAAGTCAATGGCGTAGAGCCTAAATAAGTTCCATTGTGCCAATCTATAATTTGAATATAAGTCAAGAAAGCCGGTGGATCTGGCAGAACTATGATGTCTTGTCTAGATTCACCAATACTTTGTAGTTTTGCAACTACTGCTGCACCAGAGAAACCTGGAGCAAGTAATAGATCTATTTCATATTGTTCTCTATCGTTATATTCGTCTAGAGCTGTAATCACTAAAGCGTCACTCTCAGTACCGGAGTTTGGAATTCCATCATTGCCACTAGCTAGTTGCCAGAATTCTGGCATTCCAAGATCGGCGTTGTTTGGAGGTGAAATTGTTGGGGGAATTCCCGTATCTGTATTTGGATATTGTAAAGTCTCTCCGAAATCTAATCTAATGTAAGTAGAATTTTCTATCACAGTCTTTACATAGTTTGTTGCTGTAGCAAGAGTCCAATTAACTGGGCCCCAAACTTCAACACTGTCCTCTCCGTCGTATACTTCGATGTAATATTGTGTTGCTAAAGTTACTGGATTGACTGAAGAATAAGTTCTAACTTTTAGAAGATCTCCAGCTGTTCCGGCATCTCTTGCGACGAAATTAACTACTCCCTGATTGCTGCTGTTACTTCCTGTGTCTGATGTGGCGGTCGTGAACTTCAATATAGGAAGTGCACTGTCTACTGCAGTCGTTGCAGTGTTGATTTTTACGAAGCTAGTTGTTCCAAGCCTATCGCTGCTAATCGTTAAGATATTAGAGGCTGCTGTTGCAATAATTTCGGCAACTAGTGCAGTAATCTTTACCGCTACTCCGGCAGCTGTGTAGGTAGTATCTGTTCCAAGCGAGCTATTATTAGTAGGAGAGCTAAATCCCAAGAAAGGAAGTGTAGCTGTACCAGCTGCTACAGTTATAGTGCATAGCGAACCATAGTTCTTTCTAGCTCCAGCGCCCTCTATGATTTGTACTTTTGTAGTCTCAAATACTGCAAACTGAATGTAATCATCTAGTGTATTAGTTCCTGTTGAAACAAGAGCTAATGCAGCGTTTAGAGCTACAATAAAGCCACTGAGAGAAACTGGGTCGTTGTCAAACGTAAGAGTCACTGTATGAGTTGTATTGACGCCGGCTGTCAAGTCACCAACCATAAAGTGATAAAATCCAGCTAAAGCTATAGTAAAAGTCTCTCCTACCCAATCGTGAGCTGTTGGAGCTACTAAAGCTTGAAGCATCGGGAATGTTGCTGGAGACCCAGTAGCCGGAACAACGTTCACATCAGAATAAGTCTTGTAAGGATTAGTACCAGTTCCATCTACTAAGAGGTTTATTTTGTTAAATGCAGAAAGCTGGTTTAAGTCAGTAATAGCAATTGCTGTACTACCAACTATACTAGCTACTGTTGCAGGAACTTCACTTATTGGGACTCTGATCCAAGAGTATGCATAACTTCCTACATCAGTTGAAGTAGAGTTATCAGCCATTCCGAGGTGACCGTTGCCAGTTGTTTTAATTACGTTGTTTGTAGCATCCTCTGAAGCTCTCATAGTGATAATTACATTTCTGTATAAATCAGATGCGATCTTTAAGAAAGTCAAACTTGCGCTAGCCGTTAAGTAACTGCCTAAAGTTGTAGTGCCATCTGCTAAAATTACTAGATTCATAGCAGTGTCTACTGCAGTTACTAGAGCTGCTAAATTTGCATAAGTTGTGCTTCCAGCCCAACTAACTTTATAAATTCCGTTGTTTGGTTCTGGGAATCCCGCTAGCTCTACCCAAAATTCCGGAGTAGGCATAGTAGTAAAGTTCAATCCTGGAGCAACTGTTCCAAGTACGCCTTCGTAATCTGCTTCTTTAGCTATTCTTGTAAAATAGCAGACAGATTCATCAAGGAACTTATCAGCGAACATTCCCAAATAATAATTATCAGAAATTGGTTCACCAAAAGTATTTACAAATTCTTCTTTAGATAATATTAAAGTAGGTTCATTTATTGAGCCCTTTTGAGCGAATCCAACGGCAGCTGCTACAGTCCCAGAAACAATTGCGAGAAACGCAGTTTGATCTTTTATTTGTACTGATACGCCCGGGCTTTTAATATTGTGAGCCATTAATTAGCCTCCTTAGTCATTCCATTTTAGAAATCTGTATAAATTTCAAAATTTTTATGTTTTTAAGTTGTGGAGTTAATTCATCCACAATCATGTGGTCTCTATTTTTTAGATTTCCCTTAGGATAAAGAAATTCAGTAGAGCCCTTTATTAACAAAACTATATTTTTAGTTGTTTTGTTTTTTATTAAATACATCTTATCGTCTCAATCATTAAATAATGTTGCTTTCGTAATAGTCAGCGTAAACTTCTTCTATTATACTTTGATCTAGTACACCTTCTGTAGTTGGAACAAAAGCATCAGTTATTTTCCAACTGAAATCTTTTCTTACTACTCTCTCTCCTATGTCTAGTGGTTCATATTCTGTCGAATCAGCTATGCCCTCTAAAACCATGTGGGCATAAACGCCTTTCTCGTCGTTACCAACTTCAGCGCATGGTCCAATCCAAAGATTAGCATTAGGTCTAAACTCTGTCAAAAACTTATAGACCAGAATGTCTGCGTCTTGCATTAGACCACAATACAACGTTCCGATATATCCAACTTCGTAAACCTGTAATGGCTTACTCTTAACATATCCAATAACGTTGTTATTATTATCTTTGACTGGGCGCAGCAAAACGTGTTCATAAGGGACAGTTTTTCCAAGTACCGGAGTAATAGCATTTAACCTGAAAGTCATTATTGGGAGCCAATTGTTGCCCTCATTGGGCGGAGCATATAAAGTACTTCCGCTAGTAGCACCACCCTCAGCCGAAGAGCTGCCAAGAGCAAAAGCTCTTCGCGGTGAACTATAGACTACTGGAATTTTCAAACTTAGTGTATCTAGTCTCGGCAACTTCATTAAAGACTCAAGCCATTTTTTTAAGTAATAGTTATATTCAGCAAAGATGGGAAATACATTACGCATTTGTTTTTAACCAACTTTCAATCCCTCTAAGATTAAAAAACTCTAAATATTTTAGATTGTTAAAGTGAGCGATTGTACGCTTTTTAACATCATATTGAGTCCAAACTCTTATAGCTTGTTTATAAAAAGGATGACTATCTGATTTTGCCGCCCACAGTTTTATCTTTTGCATGTCTTCAAAACTATTTTCGTCAAAAGGTTTTTTACCATGAGTCCAATTAAAATGACATTCAATAAATAAATCGATTTTTGGTATATAAAAATCACAAAGAAAAGGATACCTACTATCACTATATTGTCTCTCTACACCGAACTTTTTATTCAACAAGTCAAAAACAATCTCTTCAGGTTTAGAAGCATTAAAAGATTGATTCTTACGCTTAGTAGCTAAAATCTTAGAGATAACCTCTTCAGATTTTGAAGGAGTGTTTTCTTTATACCAATCTGTTTGTGTAAAATTTTTAACACCATATTTTTCTTGACAAGTTGTTTCTCGTTTTTGTATTACTGACTTTGATTTTAGATAATGTTTAACGCCATAAATTTTAACAGATGTATCTGAAGTCTTACATTTTTTACAAAGCTGTCTAGTCAAATAATCTCTAGTAGCTTTGAATTTAAGTTCAAATTTCTTTTGGCAAATATCGCACTTAACAACTAAAATGTCTTTTTGTTTCACTTCTTTTAATATCTTTTCTGTACCGTTTTTCCAACTTAAAATTTTTATCAACATCTTATTTCCAACCCGCTTCCGCTAAAGCATCTTCGAAAATATTCTTAGCAGTTTCATCATCTAATTTGGTTATTATTCTCATAATAGCTTCTGGGCTTTTACCAGATTCTTCAAATTCTTTTGCAGCAGCTTCAGTTGCAGCAGCTGAAATAATTAGTTCTTTGTTCATGCCGACACGATCTAATCTAACGTGAGTATTTGGACTTTGCATATTAATTCTCTTTTTCTCTATATTTTTCATGATAGCTGCAGTAAAGATACCAGCGTTAGTTAACAAGAAATCTTGCCACTTTTTTGGTATTCCTTCTAACATTTTCCTATAAAGAAAAATGTCCTTCATCACTTGAAACATTTCAGGACCGATTTCTTCGGTAACTAATTTTTTTAAATTCTTTTTAAAATCATCTAAGAACTTTTTATCCCCACTGATTTTAAATTTTATATCATATTCTTTAACTGGCATTTCTAACTCGTTGGCAAAATTAGTTGACTCGTATCAACTTTCCTTCCAATCACGTTAATATGAATGTAATCCCATAATGGAGTTTCTTCACTCACATAAGTATCTTCAATTATATAATGCTTGGTTCTGTGAGATTTCATAATGTCACCAATCAAGAAGGGTCTTCCTAAAAGTTCTATAACTTGCTGTTTATTGAATTTAATATTTATTTCTTCTGGCTCTGAAATACCAAAAGCTCTTAACTCTTGAGTCCATGTTGGCTCAAGAAAGCTACCCTTGAGAGGGCCGTACGGTCCATGAAAAACCATACTTCGTGGAAGCGCTTCACCATAGAGAATGTTCAGATCAATTCCGTCATCTGGAATAGAGTCATCGGTTAATTTTGTAGCTGCTAAATCAAACATCCAAATAGTAAAAGGAGCTCCCTCGATATTGATCTTTTCTTGGTCGACTTCGTTGAAGAGTTCCATTTCAACTTTACGACCCTCTTCAAAAAGTTCAAAATTGTAAACTGGCATGTATAACCCTCTTTAGATTATCTTGCCTAAATTAGTCTGCTTGTCTTTTGAAGATTCTGTGTATTACTTTGAAATGTGCATCTTTGGGTAAATCGTAGAGTTTTAAGGATTGTCCCATAAGACGAGGATATAAACCCGACCAGCCAATAGTAATGCCCCGAGGTCCTAAGATGACATATTTAGCGGTAATCATTTCTTGAAGAGCTTCATGTTCTGTTTGGGGTTCAGCTGCTAATATAAAAAAGTAAAACTCAGGTCTACCAGTTACATTGCTAAACCATTTTCCAACAAAGTCTTCAGAGTTATATTTCCTCAAAGATCCTCCTCAGAGCTTCTTTTTTAGCTTCTCTAATTGTATTAAATAGATCATTTGATAAAACTACAATTTCTTCTTCTTTTCTTGGACTTACTCTCAAGTCGAGCAAATTTTTGAAAACTACTTTTTTGACTCTTATGTCTTTTGTAGCTTCTTCAGATCTTATGACATCTCCTTCTGTTATCTCTATAAAGTGTCTACCAGAGCCCAAGTGTTTTGCGAAATACAAAAAATACATTAGTAGCTCCCGAACTATTCAAACGCTCTTCTTACGACTTCCCTTTTAGCTTCTATTACTGATTCAAACAAATCTTTGTCAAATACTATTATTTCTTGATCTCTATAGCTTGCATAACCATAATTAGCAGGAAGTTCTGGTATATTTGTATAAACTTCTTTATCAAAAGTTATCACCTTAGTTTTAGAGTTGATGATGTTGGATTTTTTAATTCTGACAGACAATATTTGTATAAAATGTTGCTTTTTAAAATTAATCTGTTTAGAAAAATATAGAAAATACATTAGTAGCCTCTTCTCCACTTGAGCTTACTAATAGCTACTTTAGTTCCTGGATATTTTTGATATTTGTATCTATTGAGCTTATCGATCCAGCTACCAATTTCTAATCTTGGAACTTTGTCAACAGCATACGTGATCGCTAATGGATCTCCTTTCTTGAGCAAACGAATCCAGCTGCCAAGTTTAGTTTTATCTTCTTTACTTCCTGGTTTTACTTGAGGTGGAGCTTCTACTACTTCAGTTTTCTTTATAGCTTGCTTTAGTTTCATAATTAAATACTTTTAACTTTGTTATCAAATAAATCTCTAATGAGCTTTTTAAAGAAATAATCAGAATTGCGTAAATTGCGTAAATCTAAAAAGCCGTCCCATCCTTCACCTTCATACCTTTTTTGAGTACGAAACATCTGTTTCGAAAATATCTCTAACCCACCACCATGCCGAGGGGAATTTGTTTTGAATAAACTTCATCTTCTAGTTTTTGAATGTCTTGGGCTGCTTCACTTTTTAGAGCATCTCCATTGAGGCTGATCTCACCCGAGCCAGCACTAAATGAACTGAATTTAGATCTGATCTCTCCCTCTACTAATTTAGATTGAGCAAGAGAATACTCTCGTATCCATCTTGTATTCTCGATCACGCTTTCGCTGGGTAGCTCAGAATATCTAATTCCAATTGTAAAGTCAGTAGAAGGAATTGGATCTAAATACAACTTGTCATTCATTATATCCCAGTGAGGCTGATTTCCCAAGACTCTAGTGTACTCTTCATAACTAGCTAGAGTCATCCAATAGTCAACAATGAAGTTAGAAGCTCCACCAGCATTTTGTAGATAATAAAGAATATAGACATCTTGCATGACACCAGTCATAGATAACAGAGGATCAGTAGGCTTAAAAATTACTTCATGGATCATCTCTGGAACTACAGTTGGAGGAATAGTATAGGAGCCCATTCCTTTATTTCCACTTATGTAAGTAGTGCTGATCTTGACGTCTTTATACTCAAAGTATCTGTTAATTGCTAGCCAGATACAATCATCAAGTTGTTCTTCAATCATGTAGACTTTTATTCTTGGATGACCAAGTCTACGCATAATAAAGTTTTTGATAGAAGTATAAGAACCAGTAAAGGGAGATTGAATTGTTTCTGTGACAGGAACATCTGTTTCAAGAACTAGTTGCTCACCACTTTCTGTTAAGAAGAATTCACCACTTTCAGTTATTAATGGTTCATTATAAATTGCCATTTATTTAATATACTCCTGTGCGCTTCCAGTAGAGTCATTTTGAATATGAAGATCAAAATCTAACATCAAAGCATTTAGAGCATAATTGTCAGCTCCATCGGCTCCAAGACGAGACAAGATTATTTGCAAAACGCTAGATATTTTCTTATTAGTTCCGGGAATATCTGCAAAAGGAGTAACGTTAAATAGATCGCCAGCACTCCAAGAATAACTTGGAGTAACTGCTGTAAGAGTTGTAAATCCTGGCGACATAACTTCGCCGATGTTGCTCCATTTATATTGCAGTTGCCAAACTACTACACCAGCAGCACTTTGTACCCAATTGACTTTAGATTTTATAGTGCTATCTTCTAACCAAGTGTGTGGTAAATAGATAATACCATACAGTGATTCGGTAGTGCCTGGATCAAATAGATAGCCATTATTTGTATGATCGAAATCTGGTTTAGAAGAAACATCTTGCTTCATAGCGGATGCTGGAAGTCTAACTACATTCCACTGTAAAGACGTTGGATGTCGAGTGACAAGTAATTTCCCTAGTTGAACTTTTTTAAGGTCGCCACCAGAAAGGATAGCTAGTATTTCTCCCTCAGCGGGAGTTGTGATTTCAGTTAATTGACTAAACTTTTTACCCATTAAAATTACCTCGTTAAGAGAATTTTAATTATCTTGACGTAAGAAGATTAGTTATTTGGGAGAGTTATTTACAACTAGTTTTATTAGCATTCTTAAGAATTTCTTGAATTTATTAAGAAACATAAGAATTTTGGATTTCATCAAGAAATATCTGAACTTATTAAAAAATATGATAAGATATAAATATGGCCATTATGGCCATAAGAGTTTATATGAGTATTTATAATAAAAAAGCTTGCAGATTTTTTTGTATGTTTGATCAAAAATATAACACTAAAGGTGTTCATGCATTAGACGGTAATGAGTTTAAAATAACTGGTACTCTTTATAGAGTAGATTATATAAATTTTGATTTTAAACTAATTATTGAGTGGGATGAAGAACGTCACTTTCGTTCTAAAGATCAAATTAAAAAAGACTTAAAAAGACAAAAAATAATACAAGAAAAATTTCCTGATTTTGAGTTTATTAGAATAAGAGAGTCGGAGGCATTTGAGATGGTTACAAAAATAAAACCGGGAATTTCTGTTGATAAAGAGGTATGGTCAATTTTTAAAGGAAAATCGAAGGGGGAATCTTCACGAATGGTCGAAAATTTTATGAAAGAATACGAGCCTTTACTAATTTCTAAAAAGAAAATTCAAGCTGGAGTTACTATTGATAAAGATGTTTGGCTAGAGTTTAAATCTTTTTGTGCTAAAAAGGGTATCGATGCTTCTCAAGAACTAGAAGAGCTGATGAGGTGGGATTTAGATCATCCAGGAGCAAATTTTCCTATAGTCTATTTGGCTAACGACGTAAGAAGCTTCGATTTCAATCTGAATCAATGGAATGCTCAAGTAAATAGTGGACATCTTCAAGTCAATAATGTTACATACGCTAACACTATATCAAGTGGATCAAGTGTAACTTCAGACATAGGCAATACTATGCAAGTTTATAATAGTACAGTAAAGGATATAAAAATAGAATGATTTTAGGTGATGAAGAAAAACAGATAAAATATTTTTTACAATCTAGTGATAGAAAGTTGTCACTGGACAAGAGTAGAAGAAGTCTTCAAAGAGAGGAGAAGAGAACTCGAGGAGCTAAGGAGAAAACAGAATGAGCGAACAGTTGACAATACTTAACAGCAATACCGTAACTAATAGCAACTCAACAATTACGTCAGGAATAACTTGGATACCGTGGCAACAGCCTTATACAGGAGACCCACTACCAAATTGGGATTATGGCACAGCACCATATTATCCTTATATAGAAATTCAACCATGGCCGTATCCAAAAAGTAAAAGTGATGAAGAAATCAAGAAAATTCTTGAAGAATTTTTAAAACAAAAAGAAGAAGCAAAGAAGTTAAAATCGAAGGAGGAAAACCTAATGAAAGTTTTTGAAATACTTGTAATCGACAAAAAAGAGTGTAAAGTCCTTCACCAGCAAATAGTTATTGCTAAAGACAAAGAGACTGCAATGCTAGATCTAGATCTTACACTCGAAATCAGAGGAAAAGTAAAAAAGAACTTGATTGAATTTATCTTTAATGAAAAAGGTCAATTCGCTAAAGTTGAACGAAAATTAGAAATCAAAGAATTAAAAGAAGAAGAAGAATAAAATATTATTCTTAATAAATTCAGGGCTAGCTATCGCTAGCCCATTTTTGTTTAAAGATAACTATAACTATTAAATAAAGAGTTTTTATCTATTTTCGAAAAGTTAATTAAACAGTAAGGTTGTTTTATATGGCTCAAATTATACCTCAAAAAATTAGTAAGAACGCGAGAAGAGAAATTATAAAAGAAAAGTTCTTTTGCGACTGTGGCGGAGAAATAAAAATGATCGCTAAGTTTCAAGGCAAAATGAAAATGATTGCTCAGTGTAACAAGTGTGGGGAAGAAAGACGTAAACTATCAGAATTTCCTAATCGCTCTCGATCAAAGACCTAGCAATAAAGTCATAGTTACCTCTTTTCGATCAGTTACTGGAGTGACGTACCCTCGGAGTGACTCAATAGACTTTAGATCAAAAATATTCCGGAATTTAGTTCTATTCGAAATATATTCTATGGCATAAGCCTGTCTAACCCAGAGATGGAGATCTTCTCCGTCTGCTACATCATCCTTGATGATGAAGTACTTTACACGTTGATCACCTATGTCCATATTAAAAGTAGGAACAACTTTGTAAACTACATTATAGAAGAGAGTAGTGTCTTCAATAGTCCGAATTTTCATATAGTCCTCTTAAAGCTGCAATAATTTTCTCTTTCTCAATAGCTTCTTTACAATAAGGCAAATAGTATTTTTTTATCACTTCCGGATAGAGGTCTATCTCAGTTACTTCTTGGCAACTTACAGAAAGAGCGCGTATTTTGAATGATTCTCTGTGTGCGGACCAGCCGTCAATAACAAAATAAAAAGAGAGGGAAGGTTCAGCTTCCCTCTCTACTCGATAAATCTTTCCCAGTTGGAGGTGATGCTTAAGGAGCCATCGCTGCCACTGCCATAGAGACCGCTTGGGGCTGGGCATTGTTAACGACCTTGTTCTTGTAATAGCGGACTTTGTCTTGGGCTCTCTTCTTAGCCTTCTTCTCTTCATCGGTGAGGTCTGCTTTGTTGGTGAACTGAGCCAGCTCTTCTTCAGCTTTCTTCAGAGCTTCCCGAGCAGGATCAGCTACTGGCTTCAGAGTCAGTTTCTTCGGAGTGACCGGCTCGATGTCCGGGCAGTCCTGGATGATACGGAGGACATCCTCTTTCTGGAGGAGAGACTTCTTCTGAGTTCCGTCGTCTTTGAGAGCCTGAATTGCTTGGTGCTTCATGAAAAGCCGGATGACCAGTTCTCTCTTCTTCTCTTTAGTCATGTCCTTGTACTCGGCCTCGTCGAGATTGTTCTTCATGTACCGTTTCATCTGCCGGATAGTAGATTTGATCCTTTTCTTGAGGCCAGAAGCTACGTCGATGTTGCAACCTTTGGCTTTGAAGTGTTTGATGCATTCAGAGCCGACATCGATGACGATGTCCGTTTCGAGGTTCTTAACTGAGTAGGCATAAAGGCAAGGTTCGTGACCGCAGAGTTCGCATTTGAAAGTTTTGGGGAGGTACTTCATCCCCACGAGAATGAACTTATCTTCGGAAGCCCTGCTGATGTTGGCCAAGCTGATCTCGATCCGGTCTTGGTAGCCCTGAGAAATGTAATCTCCTGAAGCAGCTTTACCCATTTTTTTGTTCCTCCTTATATAAAGTTAGATACGAGTTAATTCTAAGACTCACTCGAAGCTTTCTCACGTAGGGAGGCTACCATCGTTATCAGCAGGATACTTGAGAATATCTCTTATATATTTAGGTATTAGTTCTGGCGGCATAAACTTACTGAACTCTTTACTCATTCTTTCGATTACTGCTTTCCAGAAAATCGCCTCTAACGTAGTAGAAATAAAAGTGACAAAACCACAATAAACTTCTAAGATTCTAGTAGCCATAACTTCTCCACTACCTGCAACTAAAGATGCCGCTACTATATCAGAATTGACTAAGACACTAGTTACCTCGGGTGCTAAACAACTCTCTGCAGAAGTGAATCTCACCCCTCGTCTTTTAATCCAAGTAAAAAGTTCACCCGGTTGAGACCAACCATATTCGAGACAAATGGCATTCCACTTTTCAAGTTTTTCTTTATCGCTTAGAATTACTATTGGCATCTCTATTTTTCCTTTAATGATATTTTAAACTAGAATCGATTAAATCTTCTAAATATAAGATATTGCAAGCTTCTCATAACATCAACACTGGCAAGTATCATATTTCAGACGTGAATAGCACAGATATTCAGAACAATTTGAACAAGTTCTGTTTTTAAGTAGGTTTTTTATTTCTTTTGAGGTTTGCATAAGCTTTCCTACTTTAAAATATATGCACAAAAAAGGGCTGACCGAAGTCAGCCCTAAAGGTAATCTGTAAAATTTATTAAGTGATTGTAGCACCATCTGCTGTAGCTGCAGCAGAAGTTCCACCTGGATTAGTAGCCGTTATAGTAAAAGAATACTCACCAGCAACTAAACCAGTTACTGTATTGGGTGTTCCATCTGTATCAATCTTTGATCCAGTGGGTGCAGCCATAATCTGTGTAGCGGTATAACTCAAAGAACCAATTTTCCAATAGATAGTATAATAAGCTGTTCCAGCTGAATCAACCCAAGTACATACAGACTGACCCACGCCATCACCAGCAGCAAAAGTCCCTGGAATATCAGGAAGAACAATGATATCAACGAGAACCATAGTTCCTTTTCCTTCTAGCTCTGCGTCGTTAATTCTAATACCCACTTTGCAATGTTTACCGTTTACGAAACCTGCGTTAGCAATAGTAAATTTATAGTTAGCGTTAGCTACCAGAGTAACAGCGTCAGTAGGAATGTTAGTAACAGTTGCCCCATAGTTTACTATGTCTGATAAAGAATAATAACTTATGAACGGTAGATCTGGATCGCTTGAAGCAAATCCAATTACTGCATTTGTTCCAACGCTGATTGAAACTAGCCCAGCTTCGACATCGGGGCTCCCAGTAGCCGGAACACTATCATAAATATATTGGTAGAAAACTTTGTCTTCTGCATTTAAAGCATTAAATTGTACAGTATCAGTTCCAACTAGATGAGATGCATTAACTCTCATTCTAGGTGGTGTCTGTGCGTTGTTTACACCCGTCATATCAATTGCCATGGATTAGTCCTCCAATTTCCAATTTAGAATTATCTTGAGGGTTCCCATCAAGAATTAAATTGTGTTTTTAGTTATCTTGTTTAAAGAAGAGAGTAATATTCTAGCGAGTGTTTTAACATCTTGTCGATATCTTCGTCTAACGATTTTACAATGTGTGACTCAACTTTCAATTCGAGTTCTTCTCTTCGAAAATGAAAAAACAACATTTTATAAAATTTGATCTCAGGGAAATAGTTCTCTTCTATTATCAAACGTTTGTAAAGATTGAGTTGCAGAGAATAATGATTGAAATTACAATCTTCAATATGCTCTATAGGAAATTTCGCTTTAAAGGGTAATCTCATTTGATCTTTCCAGACTTTAAAAATATCTTTTTCTTGAATTTCTCTACCTGTTTTCCAATCTAAGATTAAAAGAGTTTTTCCATCTCGAAATAGTAAATCAGTAGTTCCCGCTAAACCAAGCTTTTCAGAAAATAACATCTTTTCTGACGCAATAAATTCATATGTCGATTTTAAATAATCAATAGCGTCTTTTACAACATTGCAATAATCTATGAATTGTTGATCGTTGCTAATTAGAATCGGAATATTTCTTTCTGTATATTCGTCCGCGAAAGCATGAACACTTTTCCCGAATTCTCTTGCTTTTCTTGAAATTTCTTCCCATTCATCGATTATTTCTTTGGAAGTTTGACCACGATCTTCAGCTACTCTTTTTGCGTGGTATTCTCTATCAAAGTCTGGGAAAAAACTTTTAATGAATTGTGTACAACTTGTTAAGCGTTGACCAGTTTCTTTTATTGTATAAGTATGATCTAATTCTTCGAAGACAAGAGTTTTGCCAGTTGGATTTGTTGCAAACTTCAAGCTCTCTCCATCAATCCCAATCTAACTTTCACATCACACCAAAATGCAATTCCGCCGTTTTCGTCAAACCACTCAATTGCCCATTTACCTTTTTTGAAAATGCTATTCTTTTTCATATTTTCTATAACTTTGTCGACAAGAAGTTGGCTGCGCACCGTGAAAGATGCAAGTCGCTTAGCACTTTGAGTCTTTAACGCTATCGAGGATAAGAGAATAACAGCAGCGAGTTTTTCAGCTTTTTTGAGAATCATCTCCCTGATTTGTATGAGCAGAGTCGTGGATATCCGCATTTCTTTCTCCAGGCTTTTTCAATAAAAGATGAATATACTTCGGAAAGCTCAGTTATAAAATAAACTCTATAGATAAAATTATTATGTTTGGCAGACAGACAGTCTATACCGTTACTAAAATAAAAGTGTCCTTTGTTCGAGTTCTTTTGAATAAAATTTCTTTCCTCTTCAGAGAGATTAAATTGTGATAGTAATCTTAAATTTCTAACAGGCGCGTTATTTATATAAGGAACTTTTACCCTACCTGGGGCCATTGCAATTTTTGTGTGAGATTTAGGGTCATTACCTTCAAGTAAAATATCGACGCTTATAGCTGACCAACCTGCACTCTCTTCTCTAAATAAGTGTTTTTTGATTCGTGAACGTACATTATCTTTTGCGAGCCCATTATAAATTATTTCGAAATCATTATTTTTTTGTGGAGTTTTTCTTTTGTGTAAAGAGTGGACAATAGGTTCATTAGTTGATATCCAATAAACTCCACCTTTGTTGGGTATTCTCTCAAAATCATTTTTATTTTTTATTTCAACGAAATCAACATTATTGAGGTTGTCGTCTGACACTATCCAAGCTTTAGTTTGTTCTCTAATAAGCGCATCTTGTTCTTCCCATTTATTCATAACTATATCTTAAATATAAATCGAAGCTTTAGTCTTTTCTGAATTTTATAGCCCCATTAAATCTTATTAGTCCAAACTCCAACATTTCTATATATTGTTTTAAGTGATTTTTATTATGGAGCCTTTCTTCTGATAAGTCGAAAAACTCTTTATCTATTTCTATTCCAATATAATTGCGATTTAATATTTTAGCCGCAACTAAAGTAGAACCTACTCCTGCAAACGGATCTAAAACGACATCTCCCTCATCCGTTCTGTTCATTATTATATAGGCCAGTAGACCAACTGGTTTTTGTGTCGGATGTTTGTAATATTCTTTTTTAGTTATTTTACCATAAAAAATAGCCGGAGTTCTTTTTTTCTCTTCATCATCGACTATAATTACTCTTGATTTTTCTGGTTTACCTTTGCTTATAGCTAATAATAATTCATGAGTAGTGCCCATGATGTTTAAGTTACCATATCCCATATCGCCCTTGAGCCAAACTAAATCATGAGCATAAATAAATTCGCTGTTTTGTAAAAAAGCTGAAATACGAATAATCATATCCGTTCTGCAACAAATGAACATCATTTTGTTTGGTTTTAGTACTCTATATGTTTCTTTAAAGAAGGTGTCCCAATCAATACTTCCTGCAGTATCGTTTGTGATCCTTTTTAAAGGATTTTTAGCATGTCCATCTTTCATATCTATTTCATAAGGAGGATCTGTAAGTATTAAATCTATAGAATTTGTTTCAATATTTTTAATTTCTTCAAAACAATCGCCAAATATGTTGAACATTATTAAACTCCAAAAATTAATTGTGATAATATTTATGCGATTAAAAAGCTACTGATTTTCACGCAAAAAAGGCCATCTAAGAGGATGGCCCATAAGATCTTAGTTTATATGATCATTTTAGACTTTTTGGAAAACGATCACATTGTTGTATATTATAAGTAGAAGATTGGTGAACAACTGTACTTGGCCTAAAAATTGTAAACATAAGAGAGCCAGCTCCAATTACAGCACTAATTATGACAGCTAATATTGCAATTCGAAAAGATTTCCTAGTGAACTCTAAACCTTCTTCTTGTATATCAAGTTGATGTTCTTTTTCTTCATCAAGTTTTATTTTTTCTTCGATTTCTTTTATATTTTTATTTAATCCTTCGAGATCAGTTATAGGTAATCTTAAAGCTCCCCTTAAAGAATTTATAAATCTTGAGAGAATTTGATCATCTCGTAGAACAGTACTAGCTATAGATCTATTTAAGTCAGCAAAATCAACAAATCCATAAGAATAAATGTCTTTGTATTGTTCTGATAAATTCTTAATAATATTTCTGACCTGCATTGCAACACTCTCTTTACTCGGGATGCCGTACCGAGTTATCGGATCGATACCTTGTGCTATGCAATTAAGTTTTTCTGGTGTATTGTTCTCTTCGACTTCCTTTATTTCTTTTATAAACTGATCTATTTTGTTTTTTCTTATTTTTTTTAATTTTAAATCTTCTTCAAGTTTCTTAATTTCAATGCGTAATTCTTTTAATTGTAAACTTTCATATTTGGTGAATATATGTTTCATAGATTTTCTAAAATTCCCTCAGCTTTCTCTTCAAGCTCTGAAGCCCAAATTTAATAAGATTTATGCAGTAAGAACTACGATATATTCATCAACTTTCTTAGTTCGAAAGTGATGTTTAGAATTAGCAAGTGTGATTATTTCAGACACTGTGAAGTTTCTCTCAATCATTTCTTTTAAATTCTTATCTACCACGAGAGAAAATTTCGGCGAGACTTGTAGAGTGTTCTTAATCATAGGAACTAAGAATTCCTTTTCTATGTCTTCATATTTAATCATCTTCTTAGAATAATCTTCGTTATTAAAATAAGGTGGGCAAGTTAAAGCAAAATCAAATTTTTCGTTTAGAATTACTTTCTCTGATAGACCACAAATTACGTCCCCATTTAACCCTATCTCTTTAAGTAGTTTTTTATTTTCATCTACAGTTTCTGGATTGACATCTACTCCAAAATAATAAGATCCACCAAAAGCTTTCCACCCTAAAGCTCGAGCTCCAAAGCCCGAACAAGGATCGTATATTCTTTTAGCATTACCTGCAAATCTTTTATAGATCTCATAAGCCAATGAAGGCGAAAACCAAGAAATTGAATAACCACCAGAAATAAAACCTCGTATAATATTTTTCATCGAAATATCGAAAGTTTCTCTTTTATTGTTTAGGCCAACTCTATAACGAATTATTTTTTCTAAGACTTTGTCGCTATAAAAAGCATCAAATAAAGAAATGTCTTTACTTTTAATCCCCTTCCAGAAACTCATAAAACGGTTTTTAAGAAACAGATTACCTTCGCTTAGACTTGTGTTAGGGTTGTCCCAGAAATCTAGCCTGTCTTTAGATATTTTATTAACTATTAAATCTAATGATTCTTCATTATAGTTAATGTAAAAATTAGGATAAAAAAGACGAATCCATTGAAGAATTAAATCAACAGATTGCTCTAATTGAGATTTGTTTAACTTCAGTAAAAACTCTTTCTTTAATATTATTTGATCAAAGCTAAATTCTCTTTTTTGGTTTATAGGTTTTTTTAGTATTTCATCAAGAGTAATGTTATCGAGTATTTCGCTTTCCCAAACTCTTATTAATTTTCTGTTGTTCTTGATACAATAATTAGTTTTCTTAGCGTCTTTGATTATTTTCTCAAACTGAATAAGTTTTATTATTTTCTTTTGTTTTTCGGGATTATAGTGCCAATAATCTCCATCGACTTCTATCAATGTTTTGTCTTCTAAATAAAAATCAAACATAAACTTATTAATCTTTTTTTGATAGGTATGTTTAACGTCTTTTAACTTGTTCTCAAACAATTCTTCTGGTTTAGTTTGCTTAGTTTTATCAAGATTAGCCATTCCTTCGCAACCGTGATGACCCTGATGAGAACCGACTATAGCAAAAGCTTTTCTTCTGCAATCTTCTGAGCAAAATTTTCTTTCTCTATTTTTCTTATTTTTGTTCTTAGTTGTTTTTCTTGCTGATGTTGTGTATGAATGAGCTAGTCTATGTTTAAAAGTCTTACCACAAGTTTTACAAACTAATTCAACGAATTCATCAATATATCTACCATCTTCTCTTACGCGTTTTCTAAGTTTTTCTTTTGTTTCTTCTGACCTTTTGCAATTTGGATTGTTTAACCTCGACGCAGTAAGATTACAATTCCAACATAATTTATTTTCTTTTTTATTTCTAACAAATCTTTCGGCGTTTATCTCAACTCTTTTGCCGCATTTAACACAATTAAAAATTACATTATCATCTCTAGTAAGTCTTTTCTTTTTGATAAATATAAAGGAACTATCGGGGAAATCTTTTCTAAATGTAATTTGTTTAACTTCATAGTTGATTTTGTCTATATTATATTCCATGAGTTTATGTATGCGATAACCGTATAATATAGTTATATTGTAAGTTTTATTTGTAATACTATGGCTATAGTTTTGTTTTATTTGTATATATTCGTTCTGTTTTATTCTATTTATATATGGTAACTTTTATGTTTGTGTTGTCTGTGAGATTTATTAAATTCACACAAAAAGAGGAGCTCCAGAATTTAGAGCTCCTCGTGTAAATCATTATACTACAAGTAATTGTTATACCGAACCTGGTAGATCAGATATGCTTATCATTCCATACAATAGATCCCCGATCGGTACTTGGATAAGTCCGTATCTTGCTAGGAATCCCTTTCTAGGTGTGAAATCATCTGGTCCATAGAGTGTAGGCGTAACTTGGGTAACATAAGGTGCATAGACTACACCAGCTCCGAATGGGGATGCTGGGCTCTTGTGTCCTACGAGAATCTTATTCACTGGGAATAGAGGATCCTTGTAAACTGCCATACCACCTCTCATGTCACCAGCCTTAACAATTCCAAGACCACCCTGTTGGGCAGCGGGAGCAGAAACGAAACCTTCTAGAACTTCTAGATAAGAAGCTACTTTGGGCGAAGTGATCATCCAGTTAGCAGATCCGATCTTTGACTTTCTGTAAATTTCATTGCTTAGCTCAACCACAACCTGAACTAGATTTCTATTTCTGTCTAGGAAGTTGCCAGAAGTGTTGTTTGCAACGTCAGAGTTCCAATCCAAATATCTGAATGAGGAAATAGGAACAATGTCCATGCAGAATCTAACAATTTCCCTGTCAATCTCAGCAATCATTTCATTAGATACTAGAGCAGTTAGCTCTGCATCTGCGTTCAAGCCATGATAGGCCTTGAGGTCTTGCTCAGCTTCGTTCGTCCAGGTTGCTTTCAGCTTTCTGGATTTTACAGTAATTGGGAATTGAGAAATGCTGATTGCCATATCTGGAATAGCACTTGAACCCTCTTGCTTGTAAGCGTAGAAAGCTTCTAGTCCTGTGAAGCTATAAGTGGCGTTGATGAAGTCAGTGTTGACACCGAACATATTAGTTCTGATCTCGTTCTCTACTGTACCACCAGTATCGGTGAAATTGACGATCATCTTTGGTAGTTTTCCAGTAGTAGAATCCCACTCTGCAGAAGTTAGAGTTGTCCATGCAACATCAAGTGCTACACCAACTCCGCCTCTGTCGGTTTCTTTAATCTGCCAATAATTCTTTCCTGTTCTTCCGTCGTATTGAACTAAAAATGAAGAATAAGTAGTCGGAGTGGCAGTGACATAAACTTTAAATCTAATTTTTACTCTCTTCAATAGAGCATTAGTAGTATCTGTCCAGTTTGCTCCATCGATTCCATTGACCCAACCAGCCTCTAGTGCGAAATACTGGGTGCTATTAGCACTACCAGCACCGTCGACGTTAGTTAGGGTAGCTACTGTTACTTCATCTGAAGAGTAGTAAGGGTTGTAACCCTGAGCTACATCAGATGGGTTTTCAGAGTACATGCTATACTCAGATCCAGCAACAGTGCCAGATTTTGCGCTAGCAAACTCATACTTGAGGTAGAAGATAACGCCAGTTGGTCCAGCTAGAGGCTGTACTGAAACTAGGTTGTTAGCCACTAGATTTGGGAATACCCTTCGTACGATAGGCAGAAGAATCTTCTGGATACCGACTACGTCCGAAGCCGTAGTAGAGGGCTCTTCAACTAGGTATTGAGCTTCGTTCTCAAGCAACATGGCTGTGGATTCTCTTAGGTAATCGTCATCGATTCCTTTAAGAAATGGATTCCACTTAGCCAAGATTTTTTCTTTTTGTTCTTTTCTTAATCTGTTATAGTCGAAAAGCATTTAAAAATCCTCCTAAGTTGTGAGCGATCTTTTGGCTTCCCTTATTTAGGAACGCCTGCAAGATCTAGCATTTCATTCAAATTCTTTGCGAAGTCATTGACTTCTTTTTCTTTCTTCTCGAAGTGAACTTTGGGATTAATTTCGAGGCTTTCTTCTTCTTTTTCTTCCTCGTCTTCTTCATCATCCTCTTCGTCTTCTTCATCATCATCCTCTTCGTCTTCGTCGTCGGACTTCTTTTTCTTCTTAGAGTCCTTTTCTTCTTTTACTTCATCATCTTCGGGCTCTTCGTCGGATTCCTCAGATTCCTCTTCGTCGTCCTTCTTGCCCTTCTTCTTTTTCTTTTTCTTCTTACCCTCTTCCTCTTCTTCGTCTTCTTCCTCTTCTTCGTCAGGTTCTTCCTCTTCGTCGTCGCTAGCTTCTTTTACTAAGTTCTTTAGTTTAGAATATTTCTCGACAACTTCTTCCTCAGTAGAGGCATCACCAATGAAAGCTTCAACAGCTTCAGCGACTACAGGAGATAGGGTAGAAGTAATTTCTTTCAGCTTGAGTCTCGCTCTAAGCTTATCATTCTCTTCTTCTTTATCTTCAAGCATTCTCAAAGATTTCTGTAGTTCATCTACATAACCCTTTGTAACTGTCTCGTCCATAAGCGGGAATAGAACATTCTTAATCTCTTCAAGAGCTAGAATTCTAGGATCTCCCATGACATCTTTTCTAGCTTCTACTTTGAGCTCATCATACATTTCTTTAAGAGCATTGGTAAATCTCTTTACCATTACTTTCTGCATCTTAGATTTAATTTCTTCTACAAGATCGATTTGTTCTTGCTTGAAGACTTCTTTAGATTCTTCAATTTCTCTGAGCTTTACATCATATTCAGTTTGAATTTGAGATTGCGCTTCTTCAGCAAGCTGAACTTTTGTTTTTTCTTTCCACTTATTTAATTCCTCATTGAAGGCCTTAATTTGTTTATCGTTAAGTTCGACTTCGGCTAATAAATTGGCCATGAAACTAACCTCCTAGTCTTTAGTCTTCTAAATTTTCGTTTAAAATTTCAGAAATTGACTTAGTGTCTTTTTCTTCTTTATACCAACCCTCAGTTTCATTTTTGTCTTCATAAACTGCTGAAGGATAAGCGTCTGGGGTTGAAGGATCAGCGACAATATCGAATGTGATTAATTTAAAGTCGTCTTGGACTTCGTTGACGCCTGCATTGTCCTTAGTTGTCCCAAAGCCTCTCGATGAAATTCCTAATCTGACTCCTCTTCGTATTAGTGAGCCTAAAATTCTTCCCTTAGGAGTTCCACCATCATCATCAGATCCATCAAATATTTCAACAGAGCCTAAGACTTTTCCATCAGTCTCCATCTTAAGTTCTGTTATACAGTGAGATACTTTATCTAAATGAATCTTACCTTCCGTTGGGTGATCTAACTCTCCCAACATATTTCTATTCTTTACTTTATCTACGTTTTTATTAATTTCTCTCTCAAGAATTGGTACTGGATATACTCTACCATTACCATTTCTTACGCCGCCATGTTGAAACAAACCTCTGAGATAAGTTTTTTTCTTACCATCAGTTGTTGTTGCTGCTTGCTCAGATAGCGTATAAGAGAAATCTTGAAACTCTGTTAATAGTAGATCTTTAGGCATTAACTTACTTTCTCCATGTGTGACATAATTTTATCTAACAAGCTGCTAAATAATTCTCTATACTGTCTAATCTTTGGCGGTATTTGAATTTTAGCACTCTTCTTATTTCTATACCATACATAAAGATAGTTTTCATGAATCTGGATCTTGAAATTGCTTCCAGTTCTTATTTTCTTTTCCCACTCGTCGTGTAGCTCTTCTTCGGGCTCTTCATCTTCTTTGCCCTTAGTAGCTTCCGGCTCGACCGGCTCTTCAGGCTCGGTTTCGAGCTCTTTGCCTTCAGGCTCGTCAACTTTTTCATCCTCTTTCTTTTCCTGTTCATCTAGAGGAACACCAGCGAGAGCAAGGTCGAGCATCTCTTCTAAAATAGTCTTATACTCGTCCATTTATTCCTCCTCAGAATCTTTCTCCTCTTGAGCTTGTTCATAAATAGAATTCAAGAAATCTAAGATTTCTTTAAGCCTACCCTCACCAATAGATCCAACTTTAGCATCTTCTAACGCAGAAATGAAAGAATTGATATATTTAGCTTCCAATGTCTTTTCTTCAAGGTTATCCTTGATCTTATTCATAACTTTTAAGATTTTGTTGATAGAATCTTCATCAATCGTAGTCTCTTTTGCGCTAGGTTTTCCTTCAGCGGGTTTTTCTTCTGGTTTTTCAGCAGGTTCTTCTTCAGCAGGTTCTGGTTCTTCATCACCCTCTTCATTTAATAAATTGTTCCTATTTACAAACTCTTCTTTGAGTTTCTTTGTTTCTTCAAGATTATAATACTCTTTGAAAAGCTCTACTAAACTATCAGCTTTCTTAGATTCACCAACCATCAATGATGTTTTAAGAATAAGATCTTCTATTTCAGACTCTTCTAGAATAAGAATTTCTATATGTTGACTCAAAAAGTCTTCTAATACTTTCTTAGGATCTTCTGATTCAGCTAAGCTAGAAACCAAACTTTGGAGATCAGTTTTGAAAGATTCAGAAGTCCACATATTCTGTACTTTCTTCTTAATATTTCCAGATCTCATTTTGCATTTTTTCTTTTCGGTAAGGTTAACTACTTTGTCAGAAATTTCCTCAAAAAGAGCAACAGAGATAGGTGTTTTAAAGTCTACCTTAGTAATTGTTCCTTGAGTAGGATTGCTTTCTTTAATTTTAGTAGTCAATGCTTTAATTTTTGGATCCTCCATGATATCGATGATATCATCAGAGAATAGAGCTCTAGTATTTCTAACTTCTCTCAAAGCTTTGATTTTTGAGTTAGATTCAACTATTGCCTTTTTGCTAATTGCTGTCTTATTAATGAGGTTCTTGACAGGTTCATCAGAATACTTGAGTCTGAAGGCTTCAACCAGATCTCTAACGGTAATTTCGCTTTCGTTGTTCGGATCAAAGAATTTCTCTGAAAGTTCTTCTATCTTAGTGTTATTATCTGGACTTAATTCGATTGGTTCCCAGTCACTAAGTGATAGGGCTTTATTTTCAATCTTATAAGCAGCCGTATAGAATTTTTCATTCTTTTCGTCAAGTACGATTAGCCTATCGTCAAATACAAGAGCAACAGCAGCATTCTCAGATTCAGCGAGCTTGTTCTTTATGATGCTAACCATCTTATCGTTGCTGAAATTGGATAGCTGTGCTACTTGACTGTATTTTAAATTCATAGAAATGTCCTCCTAGTCTTTGAGCATTTCCTTTTTCTGATTATTGTTATTTCGTCTTCTAATTAGCCCTTTGAGTTCTCCGTGTAAGAAAAGATTTTCGAAGTTATTTTCGTACATTTTTCTCTCGGGCTTCTGTTCAGATTTATCTTTAGTTATCTTTTCGTTTTCTTTGTATTGCTTCACGAATTTTATTAATTCGCGTAGATCATCTTCGTTCTCAACTAAGAACTGTTGACCAGCAACTTTTAATATTTGTGCTGCTGTCAAAGCAGCTTCTCCGCCACCAGCGGCTGGAATTTCTTCTGGTGCTCCCCCAGCTTCAGGTCCTGCTGCCACCGCTCCGCCAGCTTCAATACCTGCTTCAGGTCCAGCTGCGCCAGCTTCTAATCCTCCGCCGGGTACTCCGCCACCTGGAGCTCCGCCCATAGTCAATCCTCCACCTGCTTCAGCACCAGCTCCTGCTGCGCCTGGTTCCGCTTTCTCGGCAGCCTCTCTTTGTTGCATAAGTTTAATATTAGAAATTTCTTGCTCAGTGAATTTGCTAATATTTTTGTACAACCACTCTCTTGGGAGATAAAGCTTACCTTGATCATCAGCCATTTGAAGAGCAGTTTGAATTGTATTGAATTTAGCCGTTAGTGTTTCAAGTTCTTGGATTTCATAAATCTTAGAGGGAGGAGTTAGCTTTATTCTGAATTCATGCATATCTTGGATTGTGAATCGTTTAAAAGCTAATTCTATAATAGCTAATTTCTCTAAACCTTTTATGACCTGTTTTTGTATTCTCTCGATTGCTTTAGCAAATCTAACGTCCATAGCTGATAGAGAAGTTCTAGCGACATCTCCTGTTAGTTCTCCAGTTAGATAAGCCATAGGAATTCTCATTGTCCTAAGTATTTTCTCTTTAAAATATCTTACGTCGTCTATTTCCCCTAATTGCTGACCACCGGGCAAATAATCAATTGTGATACCAGAACCATCGGGACGACGAGGTAAGAAAAAATCATCATTTATGGAATTTTTCACTGTTGTTCCATTTGTCATAAAGTTGTGCCACTCAGTTACTGTTATACAACCGGTGTCTTCTTTATAATCTAAATACTCAACTGATACAACTTTATGGTTCTCGCCATTTTTTACAAAAGAAGAATACTCTTTGAAAGTATCAAATCCCTTACTTCTATAAGCTTTTGTTAATAAATGTCTATGTATTTGTTTGTTGCTTCGTGGCGTTATAGAAACGAAATGATTTAAGAATTCATCATTAGAGTTTAAAGCTTCAACTACTTCGTTCTGCATGTTATAAGTTTTTATAGCCGTATCAACAAAGCCCCAGAACTTATCATCAAATTTGATATGCATCTTTTCTGTTGTAGATTTTGGTTTTCGCATTTTAGAAGAAGTTCTTTTTCTGTTTTCTACATCAGCCCAGAATTTATTGTTTCTAGCTATTGTACTTCTCTTATGAGCATCACTTTTATTGTACTCAATCATAATTTCTGATTGTAGTTGTCTTCGCTCATTCGATGCGTTAACCCAAGCTTTTATTCTAGAAGTAATCTGTTTTGCTCTATATTCATTATTTTGCCAGTTTTCTTTGTTGTGTATAGCATGTAACCTTAAATGTTCAACTGATTCTAATATTTTCAAATTGCTTGGTGAATTGTTGATCTTTCTTAAATCGTAATGATGGATATGTTTTTTAGAATACTTCTTATTCCAGAGACTTGATTGAGTCTCTCTAACCACCATCATGTAGGTTGGTATATATTTTCTAGTATTTGGGTCGAATATTTTTTCGTATCCTTTCTTAGATGTTTTAGTATACTTAGGCATCAGGCTCTCACCGGCTACTAAATCCCTTGCCTCTTTATAGCTGCCATCTCTAAGCATAAATTTATGGTCTGGAGTGCACTTAATAGATTTTCCATTATCTATAAAAACTTCTACGAGTTCTGCGTTCTTTCTTGTGATGCCAGCCCATTCAATTTTACCAGGTACTATTTTGTTATTTCTAGAAGTATCAACAGAGTAAACCCAATTTTCTTTACCAGATTTGAATTCCTCTATTAAAGTAGATAACGATTCAGATCTTCCATCTAGTAAATCAATTTTTGTATCTAGAGCTAAACACAAAGGATTAGCATTATAGTTTATTTCACCACTAGTAGGATCAATCCATGGAGTCTTGCGATATCTAGTTTTGATATCTTCAACTCTCTTCATAGCTTCTCTATATGGTAAATTCCCTACGGGAATACCAAAGACTCTTCTCTCTGGAGCCCTAGACATCCTGTAAATCATCATAGCATCTTCAATCAATTTCATTTGTTTGAAAGCTAATCTTCCGGGTTCTAGAACTGATTTGCCATAAGGGTCAAATTCTTTATCGTCTAATTTAAAATGAACCATTTGCCACGGCTTTAATACAAATTCTGAAGCTTCAGCTGAACTGTAATAAGTAGCGGATGTTGGCGTCCTAGAGTCGGGAGTGATTCTGACCACAAATTCTAGCAAGTTAGCATCTTTCTCTCTTCTGACTACAAATTGTGGTGGCACAAATCTTATGTGCTTGATTTTCTTAGGATTACTATAACTATCGGGTATTATTTCATAGAAAGCATCACCATATTTACAAGTATTATAAACAATGTGCCATAAGACGGAATTCATGTCTAGTGATTTAAACCATAGATCATCTAATGTATCACTTATCTCTTGATTGTCTGAATCTATTTCTACAACTTCATCTTTCTCATTATATAGTGAAGCGTCGTCTGAGTTGTGTATAAAAATAGAATCAGTCGCGAAATTGTTATAGCTCGGTACTGTTATGTCAAATACTTCTTCTACTTCTTCTGATATTTCGATACTTACTACTTTATGGTTTTTTGCTAAATTAATTAGCTTCAATGGAGTTAATCTCATTGGTTTAAGCAATCTATCTGTTACTCTATAAGACACATTCAATAAATTGTTGCAATTTTTATGGAAATCTATACTATTGTCTGATGTCTTTGCGATCTCGAATAAGTCAGAATATGAGACGCTCTTTACAAATCTTCCATTCTTTGAGCCGAGATTAGATACTTTCAATTTATAATAAGGGTCTGATTTATATTTGTTTTTAATGTATTCAGAAAAATCTGATTTCTCTTTATCGGTCCAATGCCTATCATAATTTGACTGTGCTACTCCTGTTTTTATAGCATTGATAAGCTCCGATCTTTTTTCGGCCCACATTAATTTATTTCTTTTTGAAACTCTATCCGAATGTGCTTTTCTGTTCGCTTCAATTAACCACCAGTCTTTATCGCCTATAGAGCCTCTTGGGACATCGATGTGATGGAGACTTAAATGCTCCTCAGTAGTTAATAGAGTTAAATTTTCTGGACTATCATTGGATTTATTTAAATCAACATGGTGGATCTGATGGCCCTTTGGTAAATCGCCATATTTTAATTCACCAACTATCCTGAATCTTTTAACCCAATCACCAGCTAAGTTGTTTATCTGAACACGCTCATCTCTAATTCTTGTATAGAGAGGCATCAAGCTGTCTCCGACTGATAGGTTTTTAGCCTTTATCCATTTCTCGTTTCTGAGCAAGAACTTGTGATGTGGTGTAACTCTTATTGACGAACCATCATCTAGAGTTATTTTGAGAGTTTTACTTTCACCAGATTTATGGGCATTATTAGCCTTAGCACACACAACTTTATGTTTTTTAAAATCATATGAGAATACGTAGAAATCTTTTATATTTTTTTCTACAAGCTCTCTGACTGTTATAAAACCAGTAGGGGTATATATTTTAGTATCTCCAGTGAAACAATACAGCTCTAAACCACCATTCAATTCCGGTACGTAACACATTTGCTCATATTCTCTATATCTCTGTAACCTGCTTTGATCTATTACAGTTAAATTTTCTACTGAAGTTCGATAAGCACTAAAAGCAAAAGTAGACTCTTCGCCTCTTCTATCTGTTGGAGTTATGAGATCTCTGATTCTGGTGATATTGATTTTGTTGAAATACTGCTGTATTGTCTCTGATCTTTTTTCAATCTCTTTATTGCGGATAGCCATCATCACTCCTGTTGAACCAGAAATCTTCGGGTAGTTTTAATAGATCATCAAACTCAACAACAGAATAGCCTTTCCATATAAATCTTTTAGCCATATTTAAAATCTTTTCTTTAAGATTTTCATCTACCTCTTCAGCGATTTCACCATCTGCATTATCAATGTTAGAAGGACCAGTATAGCCTATTAAATACAGGTAAGGAACTAAAGCTATCCTTTGATGCCTATTGTATTTGAT